CTGACGTGACAACAAATGGAACAGCAGGTTCATATAACTCAAGTGTGACAATTTATATATCTTCATCTACTCCTTCACCTTTATATTATCAGTGTGAAAATCATGATTATATGGGATATAAAGTAGAAATAGTTTCTGATATTTCAAGTAGTAATATTTTTAGTATTTTATTAGATTCATTTACTATAAATTTTGATGAATTTGTTAATATAAACAGTTCTAGAAATATTTATTTATACAATAAGACCACAAATAATATTGATATTACAATAGCGGCGACTCAACTTGTACAAAGTAGCGATGGCAAAAGTATTACGTATGAAACCGGATTTAGTAAATACAACGTGAATAGTCTGGAATTTGATACAAGTTATGTTTTGTTCATGGACAAAGACTTGGCTGAAAACATTTACTATAATACTGTTAGTGGAGATATTGAAACATATGTTGATATATCTGGTTATCCTTTATTAGAGTTTGGAACAGAATCTATTCATGAACCGACATTTATTTCAATAACTCCTGATTCATCCGATACATTAATTGAACTGTCTGGATATATTATTATTGAATTTGATGAACCCGTTACTATACCGCAAACAAGTGACATACCAAGCGGTTCAACTGATAATTATATTTCATTTATTGATACTAATAATAATTCAGTAGCTTATGTTGTTACTGGTGACTCAGGAAGTTTATACGAAAGTTCTGGTAATGAACTTTACATTTATTATAGCGGATTAAGTTACAATACAAGTTATAATTTATCATTTGGAGAATATAGTATTGTTGATTCAAGTAACATTCCGTTTACAATTACAGACTCTTCTTTAAGCAATTACTCGGTACAAACTATAGAAGATCCAACTCCGCAGCTACAATATTTCATTCCAAATGATGATATATCTAACATATACATTGATCAACCAATTAGTTTGATTTTTGATAGAACGGTTTACTTGGATACGTCAAATAATGGACGAATAGAAATAGACAATATTACTAGTAACACTGTATTTGATGTGTTTGATATTTCTAACTCTGAAGATATTTCTGGATTTATTTTTGGTAGTGGTACAAATACAATCCGAATATATCCGTTTGAGACCGACATAAGTTTTGAGAGCAATATTAACTATTCAGTATCTATTACGAGTGATGCAATAGCAGATATTTGCAATAACTATTATTCAGGAATAACTACGACAGATACAAATCCAATTACTTTTACAACCGGCGATACTGCTGGCGATGCACAAGAAAGTTTAACGAACGAAACAACAGGTAATATAGTAACAGATGACGATGGAAATAATTATATTACATTCAATGGTGAAACAGCATACGAGTCTAAGCAATATACTTTGTCGGTAGGAAAATATATATTAAATATATCAGATTCATATCCAATAACTTTATTGAACAATAATTTAAGCGATATGCTTCTTCTTGGTATTAGTAATGAAGCAATAGAGATAGATGTAAGTGGTGGAACCAACACGCCAGACACAACAACGGATGATCATTTTGTCTTTACAAATAGTAATGGAACAACAATATCTCTTGCAAATGGAGATTTGAAATTTATGCGAGGCCAGACCTATAAATTTAACAATACAGGAATTACTAATTCTTATTTTTTTGAACTTTATTATGATGATACGGTTTTTGTATTGACAGATTCATCGGGCACATTCACACTTCCTGAAGATATGTCAACAGATGATAATTCGCTTTATTATTGTGCAAAAGTCGTTACTAATACTGGTAGTGGTGGTGGATACGGTGATTACTATGACGCGACCACCACCACCACCACAAGTTATGATGTTTCATTAACATTATTGTATACCAGTATATCTGAAACAAATGAAAATGGTAATGGTTCTTATGATTTCTATTACGGAAATGTCGTGGTAGACGTATGTAATAATGATTTTGGTTCATTAAGTTTTTACACTTATAATAATGGATATATGGGAGGTAAATATGCGTTTACATTTGAAGACAATTATTATGGTTAGATTTGTTGTCGTTTATTTCCAATTGTCAAAAAGTTTTTTCTTTATATTATATATAAGTTAACTATGCCTAGAAAACAAGTATTTAAAAAAACTATTGGTTCAAGAGCGGAAGTATTCCACAAAACTGCCAAAAAAACAAGTGGTGGACTCATGAAGAAAGATTTAATGAAAAACAAACACGGTGAAATTGTTTCAAAAAAGAAACACATGACCGCCAAAAAGGAGAAACGTTTAGAAAAACACGGTTACTTTGCCAAAAAGGGAAAGTTTGGTTACGTCAAGAAAGATGCGAAAGTGTTAAAATCTAAGAGGAAGACAATGAAAAAGAAGTCAATGAAAAAGAAAAAAGGTGGTGATTCATGCAGCATGAAGAATTAAGTGAAATAATTTTAATACAAGTGTAATATAATATGTTAAGACTGCTCATATTATATTGCCTATTTTTAGTAAGTTTTAGTTATAAAAGTATATCAATAAATCCGGGCGGTTTGAAGGGATTTTATACTCTTGGAATATGCAAATATATCAAAGAAAATTATTGCTTAAATGAATATGATTTGTATGGATCAAGTGCTGGTTCATGGAATGCGTTATATTTGGCGTTACCACTTGATGATAAAAATTATTTTGACAAAATTATTAAAATTAAAAAAAATGACTTTAAAAATCTATATGAACTTGAAAATAAAATCAAAAATATTATTTTAGAAGAAAAATGCATCGATATAAATTATTTAAATCTAAAATGTAATATATGTTTTTCCAAATTTAAAGGATATAAATTTAAAAAGGTTATAAAAAATGAATTTGAGGATTTGGATGATATCTTAGAATGTTGTATTGCCAGTTCTCATTTACCAATTATTTCCAATAACAGACCTTTTTATTGTTACCAAAAACAAAAATGCATTGATGGAGGATTATTTCGCAAAAATTATCCAAAACACATTAAACCCAATTTAGTCATATCTCATAAAATGTTCAATAATAAACAAATATTAAAGTATTCAAAAAAAAATAATCTTGATATTGAACAACTAATCTATGAAGGATATAGTGATGCAAGGAAATACCGTAATTATTTTAACATCAAATTTTTATAATTTAAATATATTTACTACTATAATATTATTATGACATTATCTAAATGTAATCTTATTGAAGAAAATAACGATAATTCTCAAGAATTATCAAATTTAGAATTGTCTAAAATTGATAATATACAAATTATTGATAGTAACACAAATGAACTGATAAATCATCAGAAGAATCATCAAAATATAGATGAACAACTCAATATTGACTATGAGATATATAATAACAACCCGAAATACATAAATGCTGTGATTTATTTCTACCAAGTATTTATACACGTCTTCATATTTTCTATTTTTGAATCATTCTTTTTTTGGCTTTACATTACCAAAGAAGAAGACCAAGCAATCATGAATCAAATTGAAGACGTTGTTTTAGTCGGAAATTTATTTTGCACAAATATTAACGATGATGTAGATTTTTCATCGTTGTATGACTATCAAAAAGACAAAAGAGACACATTCAATAATAAAGTTCCGTTGAATAATACAATTATGTTGAATACTTATTTATTTTGCGTTATTATTTTATTAAATTTTCTATTAAAAGTTGGAAGAGTAAAGATTGTCAGATTTAATTATAAAATACTTAAACACCAAAGTGCCACATTCATTTTATTATTTGTATATGAATATTTGTTTTTCAGAAACATTATTTACAACTATGTTCCCGATTCGTCTAATAAAATTGTGAAAAAAATATTTGAAAAGTGTATTTGATTTGTCTTTTATTTGAAATTTAAAAGACAAATAAATTCTACTATTACATAATTTCATCATTTTTTACCCTTTTTATTTTTTTTACTTTTTTTACATTTTTTACATTTTTTACATTTTTTTGATTTTTTTTTGGGAATATTTTTTATCAACATAGATAGTTTTTTTTCAATATTTTCTATTCGCATTTTCAATAAATTAATTTCATTTTCACTGGATGATTTTTGCATTTTCAATAAATCAATTTCATTTTCACTGGATGATTTATTAATTTTTTTATTAAGTTCATCATTTCCATTTTGTTCTATCATCCATTTTTCAAAATCATTCATTATTTTACTAGATTCTTCTTTTTTTTTATTCTTTTCTTCTTCTGCATCCTTTAATTCTTCTGAACTATTTTTATATTCAATACCACTAATATACGGTTTTTGTATTTCCATTATATATATATTAATATATTTGAAATTTAAAAGACAAATAAATTTCAAATATTTTAATTGTATAATATATAATGGCTAAGAGTAAATTTTTGAAAAAGAAAACTATGAAAAAGAAAACTATGAAAAAGAAAACTATGAAAAAAAAATCTCGCAAAATTGTCAAAAAGATGGGTAAGAAAAGGAAAAATAAGACGCTGAAGGGAGGAGTATGGAAGTTATTAAGTAAGAGAAGAAGGGAGGCTGCTAATAAGTTTAAACATAGTATTAAGTGCGAAAAAGCAAGAAAATTTTTACAAAATAGAGACAAGTACTTGTCTGGTACAACATGTGAAAATAATCTCAAACAGGTAGAAAAAATTACTGAGGAAAATAATGAAGACTTTAATATTCACAATAATGCCGATAATAATTTAGCAGAAAAAAACGAACTGAAAAACGGTATTCTTAACCCTAACTCTAACACGAACACGAACACGAACACGAACACGAACACGAACACGAACAGTCAAGGATCACAACGTAGGCGAGTACCACAACGTAAGCGAATTAGACCTAAGTTAGGTTTATAAATATAAAGACCGTATACCGATCTCTAAACCTTCAAATCAATCTTCTCAAAATCCTCAAAATCTAAATTACGTTGAGCAACCAACAAATCTGTCAACAAATTGAAGTTTTCGCTGTTTTTTTCTATAATACTTCGTGTTTGCTCATATGCCCACTTTACTAATTCCTCAATTTCATTGTCAATTTCTTGTTTACTATATTCACTAAGACGATCATTATTTGTCGCAATATTGCGCCCTAAAAACGGCTGGGATGTATCGTTTCCATTATATATTGTACAAATAAATTTCAAATAATTTATTTGTACAATATATAATGGCAAAGAGTAAATTTTTGAAAAAGAAAACTATGAAAAATAAAACTATGAAAAAAAAAGACAAAAAAAAGAAAACTATGAAAAAAAAAGACAAAAAAAAGAAAAGCATGAAGAAAAAGGGAGGGATGATTCTTCCATCATTATTTTACAGGCCCAAGGCGAAGAAGGCGGCCGAGGAGGCCGAGGCGCAGGCGCAGGCGCGGGCGGAAAAGGCGGCGAAGGCGGAGCGGCAGGCGCGGGCGGAAGAGGCGGCGAAGGCGGAGCGGCAGGCGCGGGCGGAAGAGGCGGCGAAATATGTGCAGTATGAGGATGATGAGGAAGAGGGCAAGCAGGATGAAGATGCACAAATGGCGAAAAACGACGACGAGATGAGGCGTAGAATATTAAATCTGTAGCATTAAACTTTCAAAACAATCCGATCAAAATCATCAGAATCTAAATTCCGATCTTTAACTAACGCTTCAGTGAGGTAATTAAACGAACCATTATTTTTTTCTATAATGCTTCGCGTTTGCTCATATGCCCATTTTACCAATTCCTCGATTTCATTATCAATTTCCTGCTTACTATATTCACTTAGACGATCATTGTTTGTCGCAATATTCTTTCCGAGAAACGGCTGCGAAGAGTCATTTCCATCATATAATCCGATGTTTTTGCCCATACCAAACATGGAAACATACCGCCTAGCAATACTATTTGCCTGTTTCAAATCATTTGAAGCACCAGTTGTAATTTCTAAATCAGGGATATTTTTAAATATGAGTTCGTCTAATTTATTGGAATTATTTTTGTATTGATAGTAAACTTGTTCTGCGGCTCGTCCTCCTAACGAGATCATCAAATTTGCAAGTAAAAACTTTTTAGTAGGAAATGATTCGTATTTGTCTTTTGGTGTAAACAATGTATAACCACCAGCGCCATTTTTATTTGAATTGATTGTAACCTTTTGAATGGTGAACATTTCTTTGAACAAATGTGCAATAATTGCGTGTCCAATTTCATGAGCTGATACCAATTTAATAACATCTTCAGGGCGATTTTCTATTGCGCTTGGTAATCCGATTGTCATTTTTTCATACGCATTATAAATAGCATCGTCTGTAATGTAACTTTGATTATAGCGTACACTAAGAATCGCGGCTTCGTTTGCCAAATTGGCAATATCTGCGCCTGAAAATCCGCCAGTAAGTTTTGCCAGCTCATCCAAATAGCCGCTTTTTAGAACTTCATTAATATTTTTGTCTTTAAAATGAATGTCAATTATTTTTCGTCGTCCATCCATGTCTGGTAATGGAACAACAACTTTACGGTCAAATCTTCCGGGACGAGTTAGTGCGCTATCCAAAATATCAGCGCGATTTGTAGCTGCAATGACAATTATTCCCTCATTTTTAATAAATCCATCCATATTTGTCAATATTTCGTTGAGTGTTTGCTCGCGTTCATCATTTCCCCCCGCAAGACCCGTCCCACGCTGCCGACCAATTGCATCAATTTCATCCAAAAAAATAACACAAGGGGAAAGTTCCTTGGCGCGCTGAAACAAGCTTCTCACTCGTGATGCTCCAACTCCAACAAACATCTCAATAAATTGAGAACCAGAAGCATATAAGTAATTTACATTTGCTTCACCAGCAACTGCTTGTGCCAACAGCGTTTTCCCTGTTCCAGGCGGTCCTTCCAATAACACCCCTTTTGGAATTTTTGCTCCTGCACGCTCATATTTTTCGGGCTGTTTTAAAAAGTCAACAACTTCAACTAATTCATATTTTGCCTCGTCACAACCAGCTACACTTGTGAAATTTACAGGAATTTCATTCGGCTCCACTTCTGTATAAGTTCCGCCGCCACCCCCACCAGAGATCATATTCATTGGATTGTTATTTCCCCCTCGTGACATGAATCCCTGAAATAAAACGCTTCCAATCAAATACAAAACCCCAAACTGAATAACGTCGGAAACAATATCTCCAATATTTAATGGATCAGGTAAATATAAAACATCGTACTTTATATAATTTTTGTCTAAATTATACAATAGTCCAGATACCATAGACGGAATTGTTTTTGTAACGTGAAAATTTGAAAGTTCATAATTACCAATGTTATGTACTTTATCAATTGAAACAAAGCCCTTTATCTGTTCATTTTGTGTGAGAAGAGCAACTCCCTCAACTTGATTATTTTGAATACTTGTTTGAAAATCGTTGTAATTTTGTGCAATTCCATATTTTGAAAATTCGTCGTAAATATGTTTTGTTAGTTCAGATGGAGATTGAACAATTTGATTTTCAAGTGAAAAATTTTTGATAATGCCTTTACGACCAAACTTTGTAGATGGGATTTGTCTTTTAATATTGGCGTTCGGTAAGTTGAAACCATTGACAGAATATAATAGATTTGCATAAATAATAAATTGGGTTATCATAATTATTGTAATAAGAATTTTGTTTTATCTTTAAATTTTAAACTTATTTAATTCTAATTGCTTTCAAATAAAATTTCAATCACATTGTTTGGTAATGTTCCACATTCCATTTCATTTAAATTAATCATAGTTTTCCAATGCAATTCGAGAGGAACGTCGCTTGAAAGTGGCGATTTTGACGTCCACTTGTCTTTTCTAAACGTGTCGTATAATTTTTTTATACGACTCTTTACCCCCCCTTTGTTTCGTGGAGGAGCGTGTTTTACAGCCCATTCAAATTGTAGAGCTTCAATCTTATTGCGAAATCCACAAACAAGACAAATATGTTTCCAACCGGGACCTTTACTTATTGTATATTTTGCACCACCTTTGATTTCACCATTATGTTGACGTAATCTGCGTTCATAATATGGAGACACGCCAGCATAAGTATAACCACTGTTCTCTATAATATAAAATACCCAGGGAATATTCAATTCTTCTTTTACCATTGTAACAATCTTTATAATATAATTGTTACAATATTAATTCACACACATAGAATATAGTAATCTATTTTGAAAATAAACTAACGCTAAAGTAAATATATTAGTCATTAATAATGTATAATTTGTCTTTTTTTTTGATTTTATAATTATAACAACTGATGTAAAAAATGCCATAAGTAACATGATAAATATTATTACAGTCACAATGTAGAAATAAGCACAATACTCTTTACCTAAAGGTGAAAAAAAGGTATCGTTAATTTTATTCATTATATATTCTATATATATAATTAATTATTTTGACAGTATATTATTTATATTTCTTACCAGTAATTAGACGATATGTTGTAAATAATCCTAAAGCTATAACCATAGTATGAATAACAAAAAATGTTTTGTTAATAATTAACCAACCTTTCATGTTCTCGGAATATTCTGATTCACTAAAAGTTTTATACAAGAAAAAATTAATGGTGGCCGAGCACGATATAATTAAAAACGATACTAATGATAATCCAACAGAATACAATTTGCTCGCACCTCTATAAAATCTGGAATAACCAAGTGCGGCAAATGAAACAGCAGTCATAAGAGCTACATTACGTATTGTTGTTTGATAATACATAACCAAATCCTTTTCACCTTCTATTTTTATTTTCATTTATTATTTACTAATATTATTTTTATTAAAAAATTGAATTAATCATATATACTTCTTCATTCTGTAAACAAGGGAGTTATTTTCTAAAACATGTGTAAAGCTTCTAACAAATCGATCGAAGAACTTGAGGATTTGTTTAAACACGATGAAATGAATACTATTATGAATATTGACGAAGAAACTATCGTAAATTACTTAAAGTCGCTGGGTTCTTTTGTAAAAGAGCATATCAATAAGGAGTCCGAGACCAAAAATATTCGTTTGATTGTAAATAAATTAAAAAAGAAATTTCCGAACTACTTGCAGAAATGTACAAATAAACACCAGTGTCAATACAAAAAGACCACATTGTTGTTTTACTACAAAAAATTTGTCTTGTTAGGCGAGATCAAAGAAGACAAATTTTTAGAACTTATGTTAATGAAATCGCCGAGTCGCGATATTTCTGGAATTAATCAAATCACGATCTTGACATCTCCGCACCCAGACGAACAGGAATTCAGTTGTAAACATAATTGCTATTATTGCCCTAATGAACCAGCACATGAAGGAAACAACTGGACTCCTCAACCACGCAGCTATTTGTATAGTGAACCAGCAGTGTTACGTGCAAATCGTAACAAATTTGAGGCAGATCTACAAACATTTGACCGATTGAAATCCCTCTTAATTTGTGGACACAAATGCGATAAATTAGAGTTTATTTTAGAGGGCGGAACATTTACCGAGTATCCTAAAAAATACTTGAACCGCTATTTTCGTGATTTTATTTACACTTGTAATAACTTTTTTGAAATTATCAAATATGGATTTGATTCACCCCAACTTGTAAAACGAAAAACTCTTGAACAAGAAATTACAATTAATAAAAACGCACGCTGTAAAATAATCGGTATTTGTATTGAAACAAGACCTGATGCTATTTTGTTAGACGACGAAGATGGATTTCCATGGATTAAAACATTACTTAACTGGGGCGTTACACGTCTTCAGTTGGGAGTTCAACATATTGATAATGATATTTTGAAAAAGATTAATCGTGGACACAGTGTTGAAAAAGTAATTGAAGCAATTGAAATATGTAAAAACAATTGTTTCAAGATTGACATTCATATTATGCCAGATTTGCCCGGAAGCAATCCAGGAAAAGACAAAGCGATGTTTGATGAACTTTATAATTCGGATAAATATCAGCCCGATCAAATGAAAGTGTATCCTTGTGAAGTTGTTCCTTGGACTGTAATTGAAAAATGGTATAATTCGGGGAAATACACTCCATACGGAGAAGACAAAAATGTTATTCAGGAAGTGCTTTCATATTCTATGAAAAAATGTCCTCCATGGATTCGTCTACCGCGAGTTATGCGAGATATTCCTGATCAATATATTTCAGCAGGATTGAAATGTGGAAACATGAGACAAAATATTGAAGGAGAACACGGATTTGTTGGAAAAGACATTCGGTCTCGTGAAATCGGCCGTCATCCGCAATATATGCTGAAAGATGCTCAGTTATTTGTCAGAAAATATTCTGCGTCAAATGGAACTGAATATTTTATTAGTTTTGAAAGTAAAGACAATATTGCTTTGTTCGGCTTTTGTCGTCTTAGAATTCTTCAAGATAAAGACAACAAACATTCTATATACAGATCAACTCTATATAATATGGGATTAATACGCGAGCTTCATGTATATGGTTCATTAGTTGGCGTAAATCAACTAAATAATACAAATATTCAGGGGATTCAGCATAATGGAATTGGTAGAAAGCTTATTCAAAAAGCAGAACAAATCAGTTTATTACGTCATTTAAAAAGTGGGACTGTTGTTATATCTGGTATTGGTGTTCGTGGTTATTACGAAAAACAAGGCTATACTCTTCGCAATAACTATATGATAAAAAAATTTGAAATTTATAAACTATATTCTTGTTTCATTGGAATATCTTTAGGAATCATTTATAATATTGTTGTTTTATCTTTAACTATCTACTTTTCAAAAATAAATACTTGTTAATAATATAATGAAATCTATTAAAAATAAACAAAAAAATAAAACAAAAAAAAGACAAAAAGTTAAAACAAAATGTGAAAATAAAAAACATATTGGTGGTGCTGCTTCATCTAATAATACAATTGCACAAACAAATGATAGAATTGCACAAACAAATGATAGAGGTAATCCTATAGTTACAGGTAGACCTGGTATTATTGGCAATGGCAGAGCTATACCTTATAACGAACGACGGCAATCTGAACAGGCAGCGGAAGAAGCAAGACTAAATTTGCTTAGATCACAAGCTGAACTGCAAGCGGCACAAGCAAGACTAAATTTGCTTAGAGCACAAGCTGAACTGCGAGCGGCACAAGACAGACTAGATTCTGCGCTATGGGCACGCGGCATCCGAGACGCCGGCGGGTATCAGGCAATCGGTTAAAAATATACATAAACTCTTACAATTTTCTATATTATATATTAGAATTTTCAGCTCCTATATTTCTATTTTTCAAAACTTGTAAATAAAATTTTATTTCTTTTGATAATTTATCTATATCATTCTTTAATGTATACATTCTATTTTTTATTATTGTGTATTTATCAATAGACTCTTGCGGGTGATTAATTCGTCTTCTAGTTTTTCATATTTTTTATATTTTTTTTTTAATTCTCCAATAAGTTTAGAAATAAAATTTGATTCCTTTAATTTGAAATATTTCTTTATACCAGAATTATTTAATTTCTCTGGATCATCAGCTGATTTTTCTTCTTGACGCATTGTTTCTTCTTTTGTTTCTCCATTTTCCGCTTCTAGACGATGCCGCAAGAAGCGAACGAACTGCGCGTTGTTATCTTCTTGTGCTTTTCTCCCTCTTTTTTTTCCTCCATTGCCGCCGTCGTCCCGTTTGTATGTCTTTTTTTAATTTCATTTTTCGTTTTGAGGTTTTGGATTTCATTATATTATATATTATTATTGTAAGTGTATGTTCTATGAATAGAAATATTTTATTATTATCTATTTTATTATGTTATTTTTTTCCTATATTACTTGTTTGTGATAATTATAAATGTAACAATACCGTATCCAATATTCTTTGTGATAATAATTGTAGAAATTATATTTTGTTTTTTATGGTTTTAATGGGTATCGCAACAATGTTATATGAATTAGAAAGAAATGATATATATTCACAAATATTAATATTTTGGATATTAATTGGAATATACCTTCTTCTTTTGTATGACGAATCTTATAAAATACACACTTTTTTTGCAGGTTTTGTATTTATTTGTATATCATTATTCATGATTTATCATTTTTCATTGAAAAAATATAATAGACTATTATTATTTTCGCTTATATTTCAAATATTACTGATTGTGTTTATAAGTATAAATCAGAATAATCCTATTTATTTTTTTTATGGAGAAATTTTATATATTTTGAATTTTGCGTTTTATTATTTATATTTACATTTCATATAAAAATTTAATTAAATAAATTTAAATATCTATATGAAATGTAAAAATGGAAGCACTTCTTCAACCTGGTGTACAAGAAAAAATCTTCAAAAAAGCATTTGATTATGTGAAATCAAATCACGAAGATGTAAATCTTCAAACTTGTCTTTTTGAAATGTATAATGAAGATTTAGAAGAAGACTATGTAGTTTGTCTTTGTTTGGCGTGTATTAGTTTGATTGAAATGGAGTCCGAAGATTTTGAAAAGATACAAGAAGGACTTACTAAAAAAATGAAATCATCTATAATGAAAAAAGTGACAGAACATTTAGAAAAAACATCTTCTATCCAGTAACTGGAGACCCAACGGGGTCGCCATTCGCCTTTCCTTTACCATATGGATTTGTTGTCCAACTTTTTGACGGTTTTATGAATTTTATCATTGTGTTTTCTGGTATATCTTTAATAATGACTGGAGGACTAACTATGGCACCCTGAACCTCATCAATTGCATCTTGGTTGGTTCGGCCGTTAGCAATAACAACACGTAACTCACTACCATCGCTGGTAACGTAACTTCTGTAAACGCGTGGGGGCATCTCTACACCATATCCTTCAGAAAGATACATACCCTTACTTAAAACGGACGCCTCTTTTTCACTTACATAAAAAAAATTATTACCTACTTCCGGTTGTTTCTCCCACTCGGTGTGTATAAATCCCTTACATAATTCGTTAGCAGACGCATCATTTATATTATTATCTGTAATTACATGAAAATTGTTTCCTTCGTAACCATCCATCTCAACAAGTGGGTCGTCAAGTGTAACTTTCCACCCATTATCATCTCCGGTAGTAGCCACTTCTTTTATTGTGTTTCCTTTTACAATGTATTCATCTGACACTGGGCGTTCTCCGCCTAAGGCTGTAAAGTTTCCCGAGTGGTCTGGTGAAAATACCAAAACGTGAGTTCCTGCATTTGCTTGTTTGGAAAGCGGTATCTCGAAATAATCTTCACAACTGTTTTCCATTCCTTCAGTAAATCCTTCGCTATCAGAATCATTAATTCCTAAAAATCCAAAAATACCAGCTTTATTACGTTCGCCTTCATATTCAACGTGGTTTCCGGTTTCATCAAAAGTCATAATTGTAGGATATCCTTTAATGCCATATTTTTCCATAATTTTAGCGTGCGTTGAATTATTTTGAGAATCTCCGCAATCAACTTTTAATACTACTGTAGTAGATTCATCAAGTTTTGATTCAGCCTCTGAACTAATTTTATCCCATTCTGGCATAAATTTTTTACAGTGACCACACCATGGAGCATGAAATAATACCATAGCTTTTTTACCATTGATTTTGTCCTCAAAGTCTTCAGCTTCGCACGTCATTCCTTCTTTAACAAGAAATTTTTGACGTATAAAATATAAAAGACCTAATATGGCAAGTAAAAATAATACTTTGTATAAATTTTTTGGTTTTATTAGAAAGAAAAACTTTTTTTGTATTTTTCTAATAGCAGACTGTAGTTTTTTAATACGCAACATTTTCATTATTTGTTTGTAATTAGATTTTACCATATTTATAATATGAACCTATAAAAAAATAAACAAATAATAATATTTTATTGCATAATAAATCTATCAATCTATTATTTTTTAGCTACTGTGGTTGAACATTTACCCCATGTTTCTCCACATTTGTATCCTATACAGTGAGGATATTCGGACGGACAATTGTATTTAGTATTTTGAACTACACCATCTTGTCCACAGCATAACGGATCTCCTACTACCGCACCATTGTCGGCCAAACATTTTACGTTGGACATCGTGCTATCAGAGTCATCAGTAGTGCTAGTTTGAGTGGCGGCGGTAGCAGTATCCTGTATTTCATCTGAAATTGTTAAACTATTTCCACTTACCTCAAATGGAACATTATCAAAAGGTCCATAAAATTTAGAAAACGAATTATTGCCTGTACAAATCGCAATTTCATTATTATCACTATCACCACAAGTTGCTTTATATGTATAACCTATTTTCTTACCTTTAAATGTATAGGCATCATCAGAATCTTTGATGAGATCTGCATCAGAATTACAAGAAATATTTCCTCCAATACAATAATCATATAGACCGTCTTCTAATTTAACACGATCTATTTGTGTATTTGTAGAAATCTCGCTTGTAAGTCCTAAATTAATATTATCCCCGTTTTCTCCGTTTGTTTTAAGAATAACTTTAAATCCTTCTCTAATATCAATTCCGACCATTTCATTCAATAAAACGAATAAAAAAGGTATTATAGCAAAAACAAGTATAATGATAATAAGCAGTGTTTTAGCATTTTTTTTAGTATTCATTTTCATTTAATTATTGTATAATATAAAATATTATTTTAATTTTTGATATATTTTATTTTCATTATGTATAATCCGTAGATAAAATATCAGTCAAGTTTTTTCACATATATTAATTTTAAGTTCAGGTGAATATTTTGGTGTAGATAATCTTGGTCTTGGTTTTGGTTTTGGTTTAGAAATATCTTTTTTTACAGTTACTACTGGCGAATCTTCTTTAATTGTATGATTGTTAATTTGTCTAAAAAACAATTCTATTTTTTCAAAAAAGTTTTGCAAAATATCATTGTGGAGTTTATGATAAACGCATATGTAATTTCTATGCAAATTATTTGTCATTAATAGGGCATCGTTTAAATGCTTTTGATTTATAATATAGTTATCTAAATTAATACCATAATATAAACTTTCTTGGCGAGCATTTATTTTAGTTTCGTTTTCTTCATATATTTCATAAACTTTTTTAATAATATGGATTACATCTTGATGTATATTATTTATAATATCAAAATCATATGATTTAAAAGTATCCAAATCTTTGTATACTGGATAGGCACGTTTTCTCTTGAATTCTTTGATAGTTATATATTGTTCTGAAAGTAGTTTATCTTGCAAGTAATCATTCATCATAAAAAATAATTTGTAATAATCGCCATAAATTCGGTTGTCAATATAACTATACAACTTCAACATATTTCCATATTCTAATTCTATTAATTTATTTTGGAAGTGAACAGAGTCAAGACCAAAGTAATTTTTGGATTCTTTTTCGATACATTCAATATAATTTTGTTTAATAGAATTTTTTATTTTTTCAATATCTTCAATGCGTTTTTTTATTTGAGAACGTATTTTTATGATTGTATCAAACCCATTATCAATCTCTTTGTATATTTTTTTGTCCATATAGATATATTAATGAGTGAGAAAAAAGAAAATGATGAAATCGTTACAATAGAATGGACAAATGGACACGAAAGAATTCTTATTGACTGGGCTGATAAAGCAATGTGTTATAGGTGGTTACACGCACGCAGTCATCAAAGATTTTCTAAGATAAATACTTATTTTACGATCCCTGTTATCATAATGAGTACATTAACAGGAACGGCAAATTTTGCACAAGACCGTGTTCCGACAGATTATAGAGGATACTATTCTATGGGAGTTGGATTTATAAATATTTTGGCTGGAATTATTACTACAATTCAACAATTTTTGAAGATATCTGAACTTAACGAGGCACACCGTGTAAGTGCAATTTCTTGGGATAAATTTTATCGTAAAATAAAAGTTGAACTCTCAAAACCAGTTGCCGAGCGTCAAAATATAACAGATTTTTTGAAGATCTGTACAGAAGAGTTTGACAGATTAATGGAAACAAGTCCAATTATACAAAAACAAACTATCAAATTATTTCAGACCACTTTTGCTGGTAAAAGAATACCACAAGAACAAAAAGATTCTTTCAAAACGCTTAAGAAACCAGAAATTTGCGATTCTCTTGAATCGGTGCAAGTTTCATTGTACCAAGAAGATGCTGGAACAAAATTAAAGACAAATTACAAACAGTTATTGACAGATGTTATAACTAATAAAGTCAATGACAGTGCGGAAGAATTTGAAAACAAAAAGGAGAAATTAATTGAACAATTTATAACATTGTTTGAAAACGAAATGAGTCGTAAACCAACACTAGCTGAATTGTGTTCAAATCTTATATCTGATAGCACACATATTGATAAAGAATTCTTGAATTCATACTGGTACAAACATAATAGACCTGATTCAACTGTCTTAACAATTGATGGCGAAGAAGAAAGCAAGGGAGAAACTGATGGTGTTGAAATG